TAATTATTAATTATTTTTATTTCTACTTCTTATTCTCAAGCCTCTGCCTGAATCTTCACTAACTGCTCGTGCTTGAAACCCTGTCTGTGGAGCTGATTGAGGTGTTTGCCTCAAATTCATATTAATGTTTTTACTTTTCTTCGAAACATCTCCTATGGCATCAGCTTTTCCTTGCTCATAAAAATATTGAGCTAGTTTATCTGGGTTCATTGCGGCATTTAATGCTTTATGCCAACCTTTTGCATCGTTAATTAAACCATCTTCACCTAAGTACTGATCTATAAAAGTCTGTACATTTAGTTGTTTTGATTTAATTTCATTTGCATCTCCAGAAGAATAAACTACATTTTTATCTCCTACTGTGAACTCAAAACCTTTGAATTCAGAGTTAAAAACGTCTTCTGTTTTTTTCTGAAAATATTCAGATTTTCTTTTATTGGCATCTACTTCAGTTCGAGCCTCTTGAACGTAATCCTTGTAAGCGTTAAATTCTTTAAGTTGATCTTCCGAAAACGAACCCCCACTTGACTCAAGAGGAGTTTTATATGTATCCGATAGCTTACTTAAATACTTTTTAGCTATTGCAAGTTCTTTTTTTTTGGAGATATTTTTTTTCTTAATATCTCTTTCTTCATCTACATCTTCATCATACCCAAATTTATCTTCCATTAGATATTGAATATCTTCGGAATCTAATTCAGATTCAGTTAGAGAATAATATTCTGCTAGTATTTGATTGTCATTTAAATTATCATAGCTTTTATTTGCTTTAATAAAATCTTCAAAACCTCTACCAGTTTCTTTTTTAAACTCTAAATATTTTGATACTTCATCAGGCAATGCTTCATTTTCTTTTCTTTCTGAAAATAATTCATCTACTGAAGAAATATCTTTATTATATCTTTCCTTAATATAAGAAAGAACATCTTCGTCTTTTAACTCAGGTAATGAAACATCTTCATTAACCTCTTGAGTATTTTCAACATTAGTTTCTGGAACCTCAATTACTGGTGTTTCAGATTTTGTTTCGTTAAACTCAGAAACTTTTAAACTTTCTTCGTGCTTATTTAAAAGATCTTGTTCAACTTCTTGTGTGGATTTCGCTTCTAATTGCGTAACCTCTTTTACTTTTGTGAATTCCATTTGATTTAATTTTTACAAAGTTAGTATTAATTTTATTATATTTTTAAGGTATATCACCTTGGCTCAAATTCAGCTAAATCAAAACCATCTAAACTATCTTCTTTAGATTCAAACTTAATTGGAGCAGTGTTATTTTTACGTTGCTGAATTAATTTTGATTGTTCTGTGTTAGTTTGACTTATTCTATCTGATTTTGCTGTTTCTCTTTGTGTTTCTCTTTCTTGTAGTGCAGATACTTCTACTCCTTTTAATTGCATTTGTAAATTAAATTCTAACTGCATTAATTCAGATTTAATAGAAGCTTCACCTCTCATTTTTTCAATTTGAAATTGCATATCACTTTGTTGCAATTGTTGTTTAGCTTGAGTTTCAGCTTGTAATTTTTGCATTGCAGCTTGTGCAGCCATCTGTTGAGATTGCTGATTAATTTGCGCTTGTTGTTGTGCAGCAGCTGCTTTTGATTTTTCTTCAGCTTCTTGTTTTCTTTTTCTTTTAAGTTTTAGTACTTGATTAGCAACCTTTAAGTTTTTAATTTCTCTAATATCAATTGCATCTTCTAAGTTAATAGAATCTCTTTGTAAAGCCATTTGGATATTTTTCTCTAGCATAGCTCTTTCCTCTTCATCAGGAGTTACTTCTATAAAAATACCAAAATCACTTAAGTATAAATTTTTAATTTCATTTAAAACCGAAACGTTATATTTTCCAATTTGATTTATAAATTCATCTCTAAAGTCTGCATACTCTAAAACATCTGCAATTCTTGAAGATAATGCAGTTGCTAAATTTTGAGTAATACTTAAACCAGCTTGTAATATATGTCTTGTAGCTGTATTGCTATTTAAAGCAGCCATTTTTTGTAAGCCTACTAATGAGTTTTCATCTGGCAACGATCCATCTCTAGCTTCATTTAATCCGGTTACATCTCTAATCATATTTAAATAATGATTATAAGTACCAATTAAACTTTGAATTTTTGATTGACCAGAACTAGCAGTTAATTGTTGAATAGGAATTTTAGCTTGATTATAATCTCCATCTTGAGTATAACTTCTACCAATAACACTACCTGTTTGAAAATACATTCTTAATGCATCTTCAGGATTGTAAGCAGCTCCATTTCCTAAATCTACTTCGTTTAATCCATCTGCATCTATAAAGACACCATCTGGCACTACCTTAGAAAGGACTTGCTGTAGCTTTAAATGAGTTATCTGAATTAAATCGGCAAAGGTTATCATTCGTCTAACTAAAGACTCTAAAACGCCTTTATACATTCTTGGTGCACAAGCTATAAATTCAGGATATACATTCTGACTAGCGGATTGTGGTCTAGCCATATTCTCAGCCATTTGCCATTTAAGAACAATACTAGTTCCCATAACCATTACACCTTCATACCAAACATCAATAGTTTTTGAAACTTTTTTAAATTTTCCCTCTTCCATCATTTCAACAGAAGGATCAAAATCATCAGTTTTTTCAATAACTTTTTCAGCACCTACATTATTAATTTTTTTCTTATACGTAAAAGTGTTTGTTGTTTTGTAGTTAAAAAACAAAACAGTAGCACTGTCTTTACTAAATAAACTGTTATTATAAAATTGAGACGTGTTATGGTAATCATACCAACTCTGACTATATTTAGAAATTTCCTCCATATCTTCATTAGTTAAAGTAGGATCTATTTTCTTTAATTCAATAATAGGTAGAGTTTTAATTTCTCCCCAATAAAAACAATCTTTAAAATGAGGATCTTCAGTATAACTATAAACTAAGTTAGCTGGATCTACATAATCAATTTTAATCCCATCACCTGGTAAAAAAGAATGTCTAGCTACAGAAATACCTAAAACTGTTTGATCGTAATCTAAACGTCTTTTAGTTTCTAAATATTTATTTTCTTCAAATACAGTATTAATAGCTTCTTCTTCTGCTATTTCTATTGATGGTTTATATTTCATTTGCATATGCAAAGCAAGCTCCTCACTGTCGTTAGGTAACTCATCTACATTACTAGAGAATGCGTCTACATCAAAATCTTTGTTTACTTGAGTAATTAATTCTTTAGAAGCCATATCAGCAGCAATCATACGCTGATATTCATTTCTCCTATCCATTGACATAGCATCTTGTGCGTAAGCATTTACCTGAAAAATTCTATCAGACATACCATTAACAACAATATCTACAAACTTAGGTATAATAGGAACTGGTGTCCAATCTAAGTTAAGATAACTTAAATCACCATCAACTGCTAATTCATTTTTATACTTAGAAACAGATTGCTCTCCTCTAGCATAAAGTCTTAGTCTATGAAAGTCACCCCATTGATTATAAAATCTATTTGTATTTCCGTCTTTTCTGAACCACTCGTATTGAATAGCTTGTCCTATCTGTAATCCAAACTCTAGTGATTTCTTTGTGGAATCAGAAACAAACTGACTTGGAAATCCTGTAGGATTAATGTCTATTTTTACATCTTGCATTTACCTTATAATTTTGCTGTAACTTCCCTTATTGTCATATCTTGCAAAGTTAAACTTTATTTTTGATTCTTTTTTAACCGCCTGATATAAGTGTTTCTGAATAGCCATTAAAGCTAGACCAGAACTGATCGTAGCATCAAACTTAGTTCTATTGTTAATATCAAAACGTGCCCAATCCTCTAAAGTACGACTAAAATACATATTTCCTATTAAATCAGGGTCTCTATAATCTCCACTAAAATCTAATCCTACGTGTTTTTCTATGTAAGATTCAATAGAAGATGCGTGCGATTGTTTTACATCTTCACTAGAGTTTGGTATACCACCTAATTCCTTTTCAGTTTTAGATAGTTTGTTATAAGCTTTATCTGGTCTATTTATACTGTACCCTCTATACCCTCTATTCTTAAAATGATATAATAATCTAGGTTTATTATTCTCTACCAATATTGGCATTCCATAAAAAACACAAGCCATTAATACTTCTTCAAAAAAAATCTCAGCTGTCTGAGGTCTAGCCACATACTCTAAAAAAAACTCATTACTTGGAGCGTCATCCATATTAAAACGAGTGACCCCGTGCAACGCACCATTAGACCCCCCTCCACCTACTGTACCAGATATATCATAACTATCACAACCAAAAGCACCAATGTGATCATTTCCTGGCTGTTTATTTCCGTTTTTAATATAACTCTTATTTTGCAATTCTTTTTTAGGTGTCCAAGATATCAAAAACCTACCACGAGTATCTGGACTCCATAAAACCTCTCCATCTTTTATTCCGTTTTTCCAGTTAAAATTACCTCTTGTTAAAAACCTATCTTTTATTAAAGAATCATTGTAATCTATTTGTTGATATATTTTAGTTAGGTTAAATAATGATTGTTTACTTTCATCTCTAAATGCGTGAGACTCAGTTCTAGGAAATTGTCTATAAAATTCATTTAAAGCATCAGCATCATTTTTTAAAGAATCTACCTCATTCTGCCAGTATTTAACTGCAGATATTTTAATTAACTCTCCATCAATACCAAGTATTTCTTTAGAAACATTATTAATAACAGGCATTCCATAAATATCTATAAATCCTTCCATATTATATTCCATAGGAATAAAAAGATTATACAGTCCACTTTTAGTTTGACCATTTGAATTTCTTTGACCAGTAGAAGAATCGTTATAAAGTTTTTTAAAATTTTCACCTCCTTTATCCAGTGCGTTTGATGTTGATCCCATCATACATTTACCAATAACTTTACTACCTAATCGTAGACAAGTTTTAGTAACTCTCCAATTGTTTAAAATATTACTAGGTCTTTCCCATTTACCACTTTCATCGTGTACTAGTAATTTTAATTTCTCACCATCATAAGAGTTGTCTCCTGTATTTTTCCAGTCAATTGTAGTGTCTAAACCTTCTACCTCTAAGTCATCTTCTTCATACATATTTCTTTTTGTAATCTTAGAAGCTGGTACTCTATAGGCTAGTTCTGTTTTTGGTTTATCCATACCATCTTGAACTGGTTTAAAAAAGAAAGGATAATTATTTGATATAGGAACTACTTTATCAGTAAACATTTTTTTAGCATCTGCTCCTGTTTTAGATAAAATACCTACTCGAGAATCTTTGGATATAGTTGCAATATTAGCACACTCTTCACTTCCCATATAAGAAAATCCAGAACGTCTAATTTTTAAATAACATATTCCAAAACTTCTTTTATCTGCTTTACAAGCTTCCCAATAAATATAAAAAATTCTATTAGCTTCTCTAAAATCAGGCAAGCCAATATCTATTTTAGTCCATTGCAAATACATATAATGAGACCCAGTAATGTAAGTAGAAACACCATTATTCATAAACCAAAACCCCTCTTCTCTTTTATCAAACTCTTGTTCAATATACTCTACCCATTGATCTTTAAAGTTTCCAGAAGTTTGATGCCACTGAAAAATAGTTGGTATTTTTTTTAATACTTTAGGAATCTGAAATGATTCCCAGTATTGATCTGCTTTTGTTTCAGATCTTTTGTATGTGTTTTTTGGTTGTACTGGTAAAGCTATTGCTAAACCATTTATAGAAATAACATCTCCTATTTTTCCAGACTTAGATATTACAACAACATTATATTTTTCATCAAATCCATAGTTCCAAGTTTTAGCTTTGTTTTTATTAGTAACAATACTTTTAGGAATGTAATTTGGTAATTTTACATATAAATTATTTTGATCTTCTTTCTGCAAATCCTTGAGATTTATTAGTATTCTTTTTTACATCAATACCTTCTATTAAATTTTTTTCAGCTTCAATCCTAGTCAATATTTCAAAAGCATCAAATATGGCTAACTTCTTAGTAGCCGCTGCATTTTTTAATTTATCTGCAGCCAACTCATCGTCTTCCCCATATTTAATTATATGTTCTTCAGCAACCTTTATTAGCTGCATAACAGCTTTTTCTCCTGCATTTATTATCTGTAATTTTATTTTATTTACATCCATACTACAATACCATTGTTATATTACTAGTAAACATTCTATATAGCTTTTCGCCATCAACCATAAAAGGATATTCGCTTGAAGGTTCGTAACAAATAGTATCTCCTTCATTTAATCCTTTAGCTAATAACTCTGCATTTATATATTTTATAACTCCAGTTAAAGGTTCTTCAACGTTTGCAGCCTTAATATATGAATCTTTTTTTAATAAAGGTTTAATCATTACATACTTAGAATGACATTTCCACTCATCTTTATGTTTATACATAAAAAATTGATCCATATCTATAAAGAATAAATTGTCTTTAAAAAAGCTTTTACCGCTTCTTTCTTGACCTTTCATATCATTATAAAACTTAAATACGTTGTGATGAACTAAGAGGATATCTCCTGGAATTATTTCTCCAGTATAACCTAGAGGGGTACTAATAACTTTTGCAAACCTATTGGAAACGGTATGATCTTCTTTAGATGAACTCATAATTAAGTTAACATCTCCTATCTTTTTAATATTATCATACCTTCTTCCATTGTGTGGTTCTACAATGAAATAAAAAGGTGACTTCATTAGAAATTTATATTATATTCGATTGAAATTGGAATATTAGAATTAAACTCTTTCCATAATAAAATCTCATTAGATTTTTCAATCCAGATTTTATAAGAATCTAAGTTAACATCTTTTTGTATTAAATGGATTTTATAATTTCCTCCAAGAACTTCCTGCCCAGCTATGTAATGCATAGCACTAGACTTATAGTCTGCCCCTATAGAAATTTTCCTTATGTCCATTCAATTAAAAAGTAGAGTCTAATTTTAGTTTTCTGTAAGTAATATTTACGTAAAGAGTTCCGTCTCCAACTGTAGCATCTCCACCTGATAAGGTTATAGCTGTGTCAGCAGGTAAAGTACCACTAACTGGCTGTATTTTATATACAGTGTCAGTTGCTGAATTCAAACTAGCTACAGGCATTGTGCCGGCAACATAAGCTCGTATTTTTAGACTAGCGACAGTAGCAAAATCAAATACTGCTGTATTAAAATCCATAAAGATAGAAACGTTAGTTATATCATAAGCATATCCTACGCCAGGTGTTGCTAAAATTGTGTATGGAGTCGATAGAACTTTCAAATTAGCAGATGAAATAGCAACAGTTAATTTTACTGTATCTACTCCTAAGTAAGCTTGTAGATTAGTTATAGAGCAATTTTTTGTTGCGTTGTCATTTTCAGCATCAGTTAATATAAAATAATCAGCACCATCTGGAGCTATTATTGGATATGATGATGTATTGCTAATTCTTGCCATAAATATTATTCTTTACTTTGTTCTTTTGCTTCTTCTTTATCTTTTACTTCTCCAGTAGCTAAATCAATAACAGAGTTTTCTCCGTATTTTCCTGCTAATTCTTTTTCAACTACTGAAAATTTATCTCTAATAACATCTAAATCTTTAGTAAATAAGACTTGTTGATAAACTGAATCAGCTAGTTTTAATTTTACTTGAGTAAATTCTTGATTTAAAGCTTGTAAATTTTGTAGTTCTTCTGGTGTTAATTTTTTTGACATTTTAGATTTTTTTAAATTAGATTTATTTACAAATATACAAATTATTATTTAGTCTTCAATAACATCTTCCTGTACTTCTTCTTCTTCAACAGGCGGTATTGGTGGCACTGGATTCATCCAAGTGAAATATAAGTCTTCGTTTACTGGTGTAATTTGAGATTGTATACTCGCAGCTATACTAGCTTGCATCGCCGGTACATCTAAAGATCCTTCTAACCATCCGATAACTATAGCTTCAAAAGCTTCTGTATTTTCGTAAGGTACAAAAGGTTCACCAGCTACATATGTATAGCTTTGCGTTCCAATATTAGTTGATGAATAAGTTTCACCACCAGATTCTTCAGAGCCTGAGTATCTGTAATGTACTGTGTAGATTACATTGTCTTGCCCATCAGATTCAATGTGAGCATTCATTTGTGGGATGTCCCATTTGTAAGTAATTGCCATAATTTTAATTTTTGTAAAGTTAGTATTTATTGTTTAATTTATTTTTAGCATAGAGCTAACCCTGTTACAACACCATTTAAGTTAGAGAATGTGTAGTAGCCAAGTCCTGCTCGTACAAATCTATTTGTTTGGGCTGTTGTGCCTGCTGAATTAGTGTATACTGTATCACCTACTGCAGGTAATGTTCCACTACCATTATGCCAATAATCTGTGGCCATAGTTTGTGTACATATAAACTTAATACCCATTTGTCCAGCAGAGCCAGAGAATTGCGTTACTGTTGTACAATCTTTGTCGTAACCGTACCAGTCTGAAAATCTATATGGATAAGCTATAGGCATATTTTATATTTTATGGGCATTGACAGCCATTAGTTGTTACTACTCCAGATGAACTAACTGAAATACTTGGACAGTT